GCAGCAGAACCAGCAGCAGAACCAGCACCTGTTATATCTTCACTAGATCAGGCGTATGGCATTTTTCAAAATCCTGATGCTACTCCTGCTGAAACCCGAGCTGCACAAGATTATGTAGCAGCAGATAGAGCAACTGTAGCACCTTCTCAACCAAGAGAGCCGGAGCCAGAGGCAGCACCGCCAGAAACTGTTGCCGTTGCACCTAACGTAAATACAACTGCGCCTGCAATGGCAGCACCACAAGGGTCAGATGCAGCACCAAGTGTATCCACAACAAGTGATACAGCAGTGAATCGTCAAGCACCAGTAGCACCAGCGGCAGCACCAGCACCAGGTCCACAAGACGAACTTGATGCAACTGATTCGGCTATAGCAGCAGAACCAGCTGCTCCTGGTATAGATGCTCCGGCAGCAGCACAATCATTAAGTGCAGCAATGCGTGGCTTTGGTACTGACGAAGAAGGTATCTCGCAAGCATTACAGGGTATAGGTTCACAGCAAGATTGGGATCAAATTAAAGCAGCATATGACGGCGATTTGTTAGCAGATTTACGTAGTGAACTTAATCGTAGAGATTATCGAAGATATGTTACTGATATTCTTCAAGCTGCTGGCGTACAAGAAAGTGTACCAGCAAGACCAAAAGGTGCATTTATGTTCCGTGAACGTACAGAATGGGATGAATTGTTTGGTAGTAGATACAACAAAGACGGATCACCTAAATCAAGGCTTCCGATATTAGAATCTAAAATAGTAGATGAAGAAACATACCACGGCAATGACTTCTACGAAACATATGGCGATCTTTGGTTTAACGAAGACGAAGAATTAGATGAAGCAGAATATCAAGGACGTAAAGTCAAGCTAGGCAAGCCTATGCGTGGCGATGTTAAGAAGTTTAAAGTGTATGTAAAGAATCCTAAAGGCAACGTAGTTAAAGTTAACTTTGGTGATCCAGACATGAAGATTAAAAAGTCTAACCCTGCAAAACGCAGAAGTTTTCGTGCAAGACACAACTGCGATAATCCAGGACCAAGACACAAGGCACGTTATTGGAGTTGCAGAAAATGGTAAAAATAAACGAATTTCACGATATGGATATTCCAGACGAAATCTTGCCAAAGCCTGATTTTGATGTTTCAAGCGATTTATTAATCTTTATGCGTAACGATCCGATGTTTTATCGTAAAAACTTTTTTCCAGCAATAGAACAATACAGACGTAACACAAAAAATACTGGTCCAATAGAAAGTATGATTAAAAATGGATTAAATCAATACTGTACAAAATTTAATATACAAAATCCTGTTAACGAATTAATAGGATCAGGAGATATTAAATCACTGGTTGCTGAAATTATTGCAGATGAAATGCAAGATCTAAACAAAGAATAAACATACAATGGATATCAAAGATTTACAGCACCTAGCAGGTATTAGAAACAAGTTCACAGGCTATACTCCATATGTGCCTGAAAACATGAGTATCACAGGTACTGAAAAAGCTAAGATACAACGCAAAAAGAAAATACAACCTGGCACTGAAGAATGGTTTAAACTATGGTTTAGTCAACCGCATCTAACAGGGGAAAGGCCAACAGATTGAAAAAGTTTTTTAGACGTATATGGCGCAGTTGGTTTCCACATCACTATCTTTATGTTACACATAGAGGTAAAGAAGTTGCTATGCACGTTACTAAATTTAAAAAACTGTCACCTAAAAAAATTGCCGGTTGGAACAAAGATGGCGAATACTTTGAATTGATAAGCCTTGAACCAATGGATTATTTTGTTGAAGAATACAAGGATGATTTAAAATGAAGATGCGAGATTTAATGGAATGGGGCAAAATTGTTAAAGGTGTCAATACTACTCCTGATGTTGGGGTAAATCAAATTCCAATCGAAGCAGCTAAATTTGGCAACACTGTGGACAAATACGGTCGTCCTCCTACTCTAAGTAGTGTAGTCAAAGGCAAATCAACTAATGTGTTGTTTAATCTTGGATTAACAGAAGGTATAAAACTAAAACTAGAACGTGATAAAGATATCGATGTATTACATATTTGGGACACCAAAGAAAAAAACCGTGTAGAAGTTCGAGGCAAAAGAGGCTACGAAACTAATGGGTACGATCCACAGGACAAACTACATCAAGTGTTAGATCGTGTTGGTAAAGCAGCTAGTGTTAGCGATCTAATGAATGGTGATGTTGTCGATATTAATCCTCATCATCCACAAGGTGCTAGAGCAATAAGAACTGCTAGAGATGTGTTAACAACTGAAGATGCTCCACGTTATACCGCAGCAGAATGGGCTATCATCGAAGGTGGGCATAGTTTAGATGATTTAGACAAACCAACTCCTACTATTGCACAACTAGTAAAAAAACACGGTGTACCTGTAAAAGATTTACTTGCACAGTTATCAACAGGAATTGAACACGAATACGAACACACTAGCGACTTTGAAGTTGCAAAAGAAATAGCATTAGATCACATTGCCGATGACCCAAAATATTATGATAAACTTGCAACAATAGACGAAAACTTTGCCGACGGTAAAAAAAAGGGTAAAAGCAGACCAGGACGAGTAAAAAAGTCTGGTGCTAGTTGTAACGGAAGCGTTACATCTCTGCGTAAGAAAGCCAAAGCAGGTGGCGAAAAAGGGAGGATGTACCATTGGTGCGCAAACATGAAGAGTGGACGGAAGAAGAAATAACTCATTATATTGAAAAATATAAAGAACACGAAGAACGTAGAGCCAGTACAAACGAACGTAATGCGTATTGGACTAAATACAACACAGCAGCAAGGTGGGAACACGGATGAAAATAACAGATATATTAAAAGAAGGTGATAACTTTGACTTAACACCGCAACAAAGAAAAATTGCAACTTTAGGCCGTGTGCTAATGAATCAAGCCACGACAACCAAGGATGATGCCCTTGCAAATGTAATGGCAAAAGTTGGAAACGAACTCACTAATTTTGGTGCAACTTTTGGTCCAAAAAACTTAAAAGATTTAGAAAATAAAACAGATGTTCCTGCTAAAGTAATTCAAAAATTATTAGCATATGCACAAAAAATCGAAGCTGCTCAAAATAATATTAGCAAAGATCACAAAGACGGTGGGCTTAACGATTCTATACACGAAACTACCAGTGCAGGTTCGGTTGCCGCAGTAGTTGGCGGAGTTGGCAGTATGCAAAGTAGAAACATGTACAATGCAAACGGTACTATGAAAAACGCTCTTGATCAAGATAACCTGTTAAGCAACGGTAAACCAAAATCTAATAAGAAGTCTAAAAAGGCATAAATACTAGCAATACTAGTATTGGAGCCTATTACTATGACAAAAAGAATTAAAGAAGGACTTGGCCAGTTAGCAGACATGGCCGAGCGTGATCACGAAGTGCAAATGGCACGTAGCGATCTATATAAAGTTGCAAAATATGCAATCAAACTACATGACATGCTAAAAACTGTTAGTGAAGCCGAAGGTATTGAAGGTTGGCAACAAGCAAAGATTACTAAAGCAGCAGACTATATTAGCAGTGTGTATCATGCATTAGACTATGATATGAAATTCGAAGAGCCAATGGTACCGGAAAGTGCTAAACCAAAAAGACACAAGCCTGTACTATCAAACGAAGATTTCAAATCATATAAAGGTTCTCTCGCAGAAAAATTACAAACTAAAAAAAAAGTGAATGAATCAAAAGATTTATGCCCTGATTGCGGTAATCCTAATTGGAAAACATTAGGCGAAGAATATGAAAAGAAAAAAGGTAGTCACGGAAAAGCATGTTGGAAAGGCTATCGTAGAGGCAAAGGCAACAGTTGCCATAAAGTAGGATAATATCATGGACTTTAACGCACTACAACACAAATTATTTGCAATGGATCCGGTTGATCCGAGAGAAGATATTGCACGTTTAAAAGCACAAGCACAAGGCTCATCTAATGTGCCTGCTAAAGAAACAATTGATTATTTGCAAGAAAGTGTTAATGTACCAGAAGGTTCATTAAAGATGGACAAAGACTATAGTGTAACAGATTTTGCTGCACTAGCAGGAGTTGTTACAGAAGGTAAACAACGTAACGCTGATCAAGTTCGTGGTTCAGAACCTATGCCAAAAGCAGAACCAGGAAGAACCAAGCATCCGTATCAAGATAGGCTAGTAGGCGATAGCATTGACAACGATAAAGACGATCGTATTGCTGCACTAGAACGCAGAGTAGAAGCATTAGAAGCAATGCTAAATGAACGTGAATTGTCACGTGGCGAAAAACGTGAAAAAGAACGTATTGTAAAAGGCATGAAAAAGAACAAAAGCGATTTTCAAGATCGTTACGGCGATGATGCAGAAAGTGTAATGTATGCTACTGCAACAAAACGTGCTAAAAGCAACGAAAGCATTGACAGTATTAAAGATTCATTATATGCTGCACTTAATAAAAAGATGGGAATATAATGCGTGTACTTGATATTATTACTGAAAGTAGAACACCGTTAGATATCGTAAATCTAACTATTAGTATACATGGGTTAAGTAGACGCAACCATATGCCCAATCAAGTTACAGCTATCAAACAAGAATTATCAAGACACAGATTAGTAACAAATTTTGATCGCAGAAGCGGCAATCGCACATTAGGTGCTATGGCATGGACAGGTCCCATTGACGAGGAATGGACTGACGAGCTCGATACAGCTATTATTGCATGGAAGCGTAGTATTAACTTTCAGTTAAGCGGACAAGCAGATAGACCTTTACAAAATGTTGGTGCACCAGTAATCACAAGTCAAGATTTACGTACATTACAAAATACTGCATTAGGAACAGATGGATTATTAGATACAAATACACAAGGAGGATTGGCTCCACGAATTACAACTGCTAGAGGATCTGGTGAAGGGTTAACATATAGACCGGGTGAAATTGTAGGCACACGTCAAGATGTAGAAAACGATCCTAGTGTTAGCAGTTTAGTTGCTGCGGTTGGATTTAGTGCATGGTTTAGAATCACAGCAGAAATGATCGAAAGCAAAAGATCTGTTGATGGCGAAAGCTGGATGGCTACAACTCCTGCTAGACAGCGCGGAGAAGAAACACAAAATGAAATGTTTATGGCATTTTACAACGATCAGTTTCCTATGACAGCTCAATGGTTACAAAACATTAATCGCAGAGCTAGAGCTACTACCGCAGTATATGCAGATGGTACAGAACAACCAATTGACGTAACTAGAGCATTAAGCCCAAATCCTCCAGTTCCTGATATATTTGACTATTATACAAATATGGCAAGACGACTTTGGGAAAAGGACAATATACAAAATGCCGAAGCCCAAGCAACAGCTGACGAAGTACAAGCAAATCCAGTTAGTGCAGAAACATTAGACGAAGCAACATTACGTTCAATGGCTGCACAATTAGTTGAAGGTTTTGCCAACAATGTATGGGCTATTGCTCCTGGTGGAAGATCGTTTTCAAACGATGTAGATGTTATTAGTGCAGTATTAGGAAGACTACGTACATCTACAGATTTTGATAACTTTGCTAGAATATATTCAGAAGTTGCAGATGGCGATGTATTACACGAACGCTTGTATAGTGAGCTTTCAAAAGAAGACTATATGAGTATTGTACAGCCAAGATTACTTGCTATTAGACGTATTGCTCCTAGAATGATACACAGTAGAATTAACTTTGGTGATGAAGAGCGTGTAGAAGTTGAATACGAAGGCAGATCGTACAGAGTTCTTAAAGAACTAACACCAACAGGACAGCCTAACATAGAACGTTACAACAGCGAAAATGATTATGATGCTATTATTATTGATAACATATTAAGAATAGCAGTTGAACAAACTGGCGGCACAATGCCTGACTTTGATGCACCGGTTGACAATGAAGTTCTTGCAGCAGTAAAGGTTATTTTTATTAATACTATACAAATTACATATCCAGAGATGGTTCCTTTTTACATACAAGCAGAACCATTTGATGGTGCTAGTGTTGATCTTGGTGGCATGAGAATGCGTGGTATTTTAGATGATGCTGCTAGAATGGGCGACGACGAAGCAGTTGTTAGTGCATTTATAACTAGCGAAATAGCCAATGATAGAGATTGGTTAGTAGGCACAGACGACCAAGAGCCAGCAGCAAATATACGTTTTGACGAAAGATACAGAGGCGAAGGATTAAACGAGAGAGAATTCCCAGCAGTTAGTACAGATCAAGATGTTACACTTAATGCCAACGAAGAAGAAATATTTGAAAACTTAAAAAGTACTCAAGCTAGTGTGGTAAATGATGCAGTTGATGCATTATTACAAAGCGAAGATCCTGCCGAAATGTGGGAAAACATTTACAGACGCAGTGCTGCGGCTAATCAATTCCTAGACGAAAGTGAAAATTTAGGCAGTGGCGAAAGCGATATACTTGAGTTTTTAACAGGAAGTACAAATAGCAACAGTCCTATACTACGTATTGCAACAACAATAGGGTTATCTATTGCTGCGCCAAGAGTGTGTGCAAAATTATTCCAAAGTGCTATTAAAGGAATAGGAACAACGGAATCTACTATTGATGCATTAATAGCACAAATACGTAACCGTTATGATTATGAATTAATTGACGAAAGATATCAACAGTTGTCTGGTGTAGAGGATAGCTTAATCGACGATCTTGCAAGCGAACAAGTACAAGGTGCATGGGGCGGCGGCTGGTATGGTCAATTAGCTGAAATTATCGGCGACGAACGTAGACTAGATCTAATACGTGTCGAACTACCAAGACGTATTATGGACGCACTAGAAGATACCGAACGTAATACAACTGTTGAAACTATTCAAGAACTAAGAACTCGCATCGATAGAGAAAGATCAGTTAGATCAAACCAAGACCAAATGGAAATTATTATTGATAGACTTGGCGAATTAGTTGACGACTTGTCTGACGATACTACTCCAATCGGAGTTGCTCTTGTTGATCTACTAAATCATCTAAACGAAATTTACGACAACCTATAATATATGCAAAAACACAATATTAAAATTGCACAATGGTATATTAGCCATACGTGCAATTTATCATGTAAAAACTGTTTAAGCTATAATAACTTCAACATCTCAGGACACGAGCGTTGGAGCGATAATGCTGAATTTGTAGAGCGTTGGGGCGGATTGGTATCTGTGGATGACTTTAGCATTATAGGCGGAGAGCCGTTAGGTAATCCAGATTTAGATTTGTGGGTAAAAGGTACACACAAGCATTTCAATACAAAAGATTTTAAAATATGCACCAACGGTACACAATTAGACAAATGGGTTAACTATATACCCGAATGGACAGAACTAGGTGTTGTATTAGAAATACACACACATGATAAAAATCAAGTAGGAAAAACATGGAGCAGTCTTCGTAAAAGTTTTGGCGACAAAATTGAATACGTTAAAGGCACTGATTACACCAGCAATACATATTATGATCAGTATGACTGGGTAGGACTAGTAAACAACCGTGTTGCAGTGCTACAACTCAATGACATGCATTTTTTTCCATGGGGCGTAAAAGGCAAAAACGAAGCTGGTGAATACGAAATGTACGAAACTAGACCTAAAATTACTCATACACTATGTCAATGGCGTAACTGCCATTATTTTTATCAAGGCGGGTTATACAAATGCGGTACCTTAGTAGGCGCACAAAAGTTTGTAACTAAATACCCTACAAAAGCCGAACATAAAGAACTAATTTTAGATTATAAACCAATTACACTAGGCAGCAATAATTTAAAAGAAGAACTAGAAAATTTAAAACACGTTATTCCTCAATGCGGATTGTGTAATAATGTAATTAAACATAGACAACGATTAGATGCAACAGATAAAAAAGAAAAATGATAGAAGATAGTGCTGAAGATTTTGTTTGGAAAACTATAGACCCAGATGACATTTGGGTTATGGATAAATTAATACTTAGTCGTAAATTAGGATATACGTGTGGACCAGTAGGATTAGATGTTCCAACTCCGGGTTATTATATTGTGCGTCCGTGTGTTAATATGTTAGGCTTAGGACTAGGAGCAGAAAAAGTATGGTTAGATTGCGAAACCATGCATTTACCGTTAGGTTACTTTTGGTGCGAGTGGTTTGAAGGCAGGCATCTTAGTGTAGACTATCATCATGGGCTACAGCGTTTATGTGTAGAAGGAAAGAAACCCAACAATACTTTTAGCCGATGGACGGAATGGACCCGTACAAAAGATTTTGTACCAAGGCCAGACCTTTTAAAACCATTTTTTAAAAAGTATGAATGGATCAATTGTGAGTTTATCGATGGTAAACTAATAGAAGTACATTTTAGACACAACGAAGACTTTGAAGGCAATATACAACATTTTATTCCTGTATGGAAAGGAGAGGATGTAACTCCGCCTGTGGGGTACACATTTAAAGATTATCCTGATATACATGGACGTATAGGTGCTTTTATAAAATAATCAGTTGACATTACACCGTTTTTAACGTATATTAATAAAAAAGGAGTGACTATGAGCGATCGTGTATATGGTGCCGAAGAAAAGGCCAAATTAGAACGTCTTGTTAAAGAAGGCGTAAACGTATTACAAGAAATTGAAGACTTGCAAGGCGGACTAAAAGAAACTGTTAAAGCAGTTTCAGAAGAACTTAATGTAAAGTCAAGTTTAATTAACAAAGCAATTAAAATTGCTAAAAACCGTGACTGGCATAATGTAGCAGATGCACATGAGGATCTAGAAACACTCATTGCAACACTTGGCTACGACGATGATGCATAAAGATAGTAAATAAAAACAGAGTCGTTCACTTTACGAACAAGCATGAAGGTATGCGGGCCAGAAGCCGCTAGGAGAAATAAATGCCATATGTAGACGCATTCTTTGATAGAGATGCAGACATTATTAGAACTGTCGAAAGACGAGATGGAAAAAGACATTTCCAAGACTACCAATCAAAATACACTTTTTATTATGAAGATCCTAAAGGCAAATACAAAAGCATCTTTGGAGATCCACTAGTACGTGTTGTATGTAAAAATACAAAAGACTTTCGCAAGGAACTTGCTATTAACAAAGGCAAGAAAATGTTTGAAAGCGATGTTAATCCAATTTTCCAATGTTTGAGTGAAAATTATCTTAACCAAGATGCACCTAAACTAAATGTAGTATTTTGGGACATCGAGACAGACTTCGATCCTGAGCGTGGCTTTGCTCCAGTTGAAGATCCATTTATGCCAATTACTGCTATTACTGTTTATTTACAATGGCTTGATTTGTTGGTAACTGTAGCAATGCCGCCTAAAGGGTTGCCAATGGAAGAAGCACAATCTATGTGTAAAGCTCGTTGGGGAGATAATTGTATTCTATTTCCTAATAACAAGCAAGGCGAAGGGCAAATGCTAGAAACATTCCTTGAGCTAATCGAAGATGCTGATATTCATAGTGGATGGAACAGTGAAGGATATGATGTTCCATATACAATTAATAGAATTCAGCGTGTACTAAGCAAAGACGATACAAGACGTTTTTGTTTGTGGGGACAGTTGCCCAAGCGTAGAGAGTATGAAAAGTTTGGCAAACTCAGTGAAACGTATGATACTATCGGAAGAGTACATATGGACTATCTTAACTTGTATCGCAAGTACACATATGAAGAACGTCACACATATAGACTAGATGCTATTGGTGAAATGGAAGTTGGTGAAAACAAGACACCATACGAAGGCACACTTGATCAATTGTACAACAACGACTTTGAAAAGTTTATTGAATACAACAGACAAGACGTTGCACTACTTGACAAACTAGACAAGAAACTAAGATTTATCGATCTTGCAAACGAGATTGCACACGACAACACAGTGCTACTACAAACAACAGCAGGTGCAGTTGCAGTTACAGAACAAGCTATTGTTAACGAAGCACATAGACGTGGTATGCAAGTGCCAAACAGAATAAACCACGAAGGCAATACAGCAGCAGCAGGTGCGTATGTTGCGTTTCCAAAGAAAGGTGTTCACGAATGGATTGGCAGTATGGACTTGAACAGTCTATATCCAAGTATCATTCGTGCAATGAACATGGCACCAGAAACTATTATTGGGCAAATACGTCCAGATTTAACCGATGAATTTTTACACAACGCAACAACCCTTGAAAAGAAAAGTTTTGCAGGTGCTTGGGAAGGCAAGTTTGCTACACTAGAATACGATGCTGTAATGGAGCAACGTAAAGATGTAGTACTAACACTGGATCTTGAAGATGGTAGCAGTCATGTACTAAGTGGTGCAGAAATTTACAAATTGATCTTTGACAGTAATCAGCCGTGGATGCTGAGTGCTAATGGCACAGTGTTTACAACAGAAGTCGAAGGCGTTATTCCAGGATTGCTTAAACGTTGGTACAGCGAACGTAAAGAACTACAAGCAACAATGCGTAAAGCTATTGCAGCAGGCAATGAAACAGAAATTGCATTCTGGGACAAACGTCAGCTGGTTAAGAAGATTAACTTGAACAGTTTGTATGGTGCTATTCTTAACCCAGGTTGTAGATTCTTCGATAAACGTATCGGACAGTCTACTACACTAACTGGTAGACAAATTGCAAAGCATATGGCAGCCGAAGTTAACAAGATTATCACAGGCGAGTATGATCACGTAGGCAAAGCTATTATATATGGTGACACTGACTCTGTATACTTTAGTGCATATCCTGTGTTAAAAAATGAAATTGCCGCAGGTAGTATTCCTTGGGGTAAAGACAATGTTATTACTCTTTATGATCAACTATGTGAACAAGCAAATACTACATTCCCAGACTTTATGGCAAGGGCGTTTCATTGTCCACGTCCACGCAGTGAAGTGATTGCAGCAGGTAGAGAAGTTGTTGCAGACACAGGGTTGTTTATTACTAAAAAGCGTTATGCTGTACGTGTATACGATTTAGAAGGCAACAGAACAGACAAAGACGGCAAGTTAGGCAAAGTGAAAGCAATGGGCTTGGATTTGAAGCGTAGTGATACGCCAGTGTTTATGCAAGACTACTTGAAAACATTGCTGGATATGGTGCTGGATCTAAAACCCGAAAAAGAACTGTTGGATAGTATTAGTGACTTTAGACGTGAGTTTAAAGAGCGTCCAGGGTTTGAAAAAGGTTCGCCTAAACGTGCTAACAAAATTGGACACTATCAGCGTTTAGAAGAAAAGCAAGGCAAAGCAAACATGCCTGGACACGTTAGAGCAAGTATTAACTGGAATACACTTAAACGCATGAACGGTGACAAGTACTCGCAAGACATTGTAGATGGCATGAAAGTTATTGTGTGTAAAGTAAAACAAAACCCGCTTGGTTATACAAGTGTTGCGTATCCAACAGACGAGTTGCGTATGCCAGAGTGGTTCAAAGAACTACCGTTTGATGACGCTGCTATGGAAGAAGTTATTATCGATAACAAGCTAGATAACTTAATTGGTGTTCTAAAGTATGACTTAGAAAGCACAAAACAAAACAATACCTTTAATAGTTTATTTGAATGGGATTAACATGAAGTTTGCTATTACCGGGCATACAAACGGAATCGGAAAGGCATTATTTGAAAAAGTCGATAATGCTATAGGGTTTAGTTTGACTACTGGTTATGATATTACACACAATCACGATATATCTAAAATTGTAGAAGAAATACACGATTGCGATGTGTTTGTTAACAATGCATTTGCAGACTACGGACAATGTAAAATGTTGTTTGAAGTTTGGAAGTCGTGGAAAGATACAGACAAAACTATTATTAATGTGGGCAGCGATGTAACAAAATATAAAATGTCCACAGAGAGATTAGAAATTTTAGATTATTTTAATTATAAAACAGCATTAAAAAATTTACACGATACATTGGATGATCTAAATACCAATGTAAAGATGCATTATATTAGCTTTGGATATGTTGCTACCGCCGGCACTCTTTCAAAACCTATACCAAACCGCATGATAAAACCTTTAGAAGAAGCAGTTGACACAATAATTAATCTATGTTAATATAAAAACAATAAAAGGATGACCGATGAGAGTAGGTATTACATTTAGCACATTTGACTTGCTACACGCAGGACATATTGGTATGTTGCGTGAAGCAAAGGCAAACTGTGATTATCTGATTGTAGGATTGCAAAGTGACCCTACAATAGACCGTCCTACAGAAAAAAACAAACCAGTACAAACACTAGTAGAGCGTTATGCACAACTTAATGCTCTAAAGTTTATTGACGAGATTGTACCTTATCAAACAGAGGAAGATGTTATTGATATCTTAGAACTATTCCAAGTTGATGTGCGATTTCTAGGTGAAGAATATAGAGAAAAAGAATTCACAGGCAAAGATGTCTGTAGGAAGCGCGGCATCGAACTGCACTTCAATAAACGTGACCACAGATTCAGCACAAGTGGTTTGCGTAAACGTGTAGCCCAAGCGGAGTTAGAAAATGGCATTAGTACATAAACATCTTATTATCAGAGCAGAAACTAAAAAAACACCTCGTGATCCTAGTTGGGCTCACAGTTGGTTGCGTGGACTTGTTGACAAAATTGGAATGAAAATCTGCCAAGGCCCTATTACAGCATATGTAGATGTTGTAGGCAACAAAGGACTAACTGGCGTAGTTATTATCGAAACTAGTCATATTGCTATGCACTGTTGGGACGAAGGTGATCCTGGTCTTATGCAACTTGACGTTTACACTTGTGGGCCATTTGATCCAAACATTATCTTTGAAGAACTCAAGCAGTTTGATCCAGTAAAAATGGAATACAAATATCTCGACCGAGAACATAATCTGACAGAAGTTGATATAAATGCCGCTACCTGAAGGACGTAAACCACTCACCGACCGAGATATGATTATATTGTTACACAATATGGCAAGAGGCGTAGGCGAGCGTGACAAAGTATTAGAATCAGAACTACGACAAACAGCAGATCGATTTAGCGAACTTAGCACGTTTGAAATTGAAAGTTTAGATCCAGACAAGCGTAGTTGGTATTATGACGGCGATGGAACGAAAAGGAAAAAAGATGAGTAAAGCATTTTGGAAAGGTTTTAAAGAAGGGTATATGAAATACTTTTGGGTAGGTATGGCATTTGCTCTCGGAATTGCAATAGGCAATTATGCTCACCCTTATGAAGTTTGCAAGCGCATGTACGACACGCCCGAAGACGTTTCAGAATGTGTTTGGATTAAGGAGAATCCGTAATGTGGACAGTTTGGATTGTTAGCACAGTTA